GATGCCCCTACTTGAAGTTTTATTAAATAATATCCTCGCTCTGGGTATCGGTCGCTCTGGCTTCTGGGGCGAAGCCCCATTCAGCCACACCTCCTCCCGCCGGCGATGACTGGCCCACAATAGCCACCGGGTATCAAGATTCCTTGGTATTTGTCTGATATTCGGCATGATTTTAGGTTGCACGGCGGGTGCACGGTCGGAACACGGCGGTTGCACGGGCATGGTAGCGTTAGAAATCATCATTTTGAGCGTCTTGATGGTGATTTCTATACTTTCAACCATCTCCCTGGGCCTCTGGCTACGGATCGAGCTAGCAAACATGCTGGAATTACTCGATGAACGCCTCGCCCTGGCACTCAAGGGCACCATCGATCGTCTCATGGATGGGGGGATCGGTGACTTCGAGCCCCCGAACCCGATCCAAGGTGCGATAGCACAACTCATTCAAGGCATGGCGGCTCAGAAGATGAACACAATTGACGCCGTTGTTACGCAGAGAGCTCCTGATGGGAAGTTCGAGAAGTCAATTGACGAGTTTCAATAGGATTATTACCGAGTTCGTTCAGTTCCGAGGACCATGGCACGCAGGAAGAAGGCAACAAGACGCCGAGGACCGAAGACAATCAGCCTCATCAACCTCGCAGAATCGTATGCGTATGCGAGCGTCCTCGTCGGCGGCGTAGCCAACAACACCCCAGTCGGATTCATTGGATTCGACGGCGCTGGTGGCACGGCGATGGCGACCACGAACGGCGGAGGTAGTGTCTCGCTCTCTTCCCTGGTCGCTGACCCCGGATCATCCTTCGACGCCATGCAAACGAACTTCATGTCGAGTTACCAGGCTATGGCTGTCCAGGCAATAGGGATCGGCATCACCTTCAAGTTCGCTAAGAAGCTCCTGAGGAAGCCCATCAGTAATGTGAATCGCAATATGATGAAGCCCCTGGGCATCGGAGTGAGGTTGTGATCCTATGGCAACGACAACTTGTGTAGGGAACCTGGCATGCAGTGACGGGACGAACATCCCGCTGAAGCTCGAAGTCGTCGAGGGAACTGAGACTTCTCTGACCACTGACACCGTGTACACCGTCAGCGCAATCAACATCGGCGACTATGCGCCAGGTAAGACTGTCACTCATGGCCTCGTGTCTGGAAGCGTCGGCATCTCATACGCTTACATCCTCCGCCAGGGCGTCGTGGCTGCAAACATCGCCGTCTGCGTGAAGGGAGCATCTACCTTCACTCCGAGGTTGTGGGCGCCATTTACACTTCAGGCGGGTGATCTCCTCAAGGTGATGACCCAGACCGCAGCCGACCGAGGAGCAAGTCTCGCCGTCTATACCAACCAGGGCATCTCGAGAATCTTCCACGTCACGCCCAGCGGCGGGGCCACTAACGAACTGGTTGACATCCAGACTGGAAACTCGATTGGAGACACGCTCCAGGGCCAGACCTGTATTTCTGGAACTTTCATCACAGTCGACGGAGCTCTCATCGAAACCAACGGAGCTTACATCGTCGACGCCCTGGGTAACGTCGTCGGCAGCGTCACCGACACGGACCCCAGTGTTCAACAACCACTGCCAGCCGATCTCAGTGCACCGGTGAACCTTAATTTCAAAGCTCAGTTCTTGACTTCGGCCTAGGGGTGAGAAATTGGCGCGGATGACTAAGGCTGCTGGCCGAAGACGACTCGCGGAGATTCTCTCGAAGGCGAAGAAGCTCTATCTTCGAGACTTCATCTCGACGAAAGACCTCGACAGCATCGAGAGAATAGCCAAAATGCGATCCAAGCAGCTCAAGTGAGGCGAGCAGGATGGTCCGCGTAGGTTGGAATCAGATTACTGGAGAGGGCGCCTTCGGTGCTCCACGCCCCCAGGACCGAGACCCACGCCAGGTAACTCCAGGGAACGGGGAGCAGACGACTCCAGTGATCGGCGGTAACGGGGCAGGGCCGGCACCGTTCGACATGTCTGGTGCCATCCCGAATAACTTCTGGGGCTATGTCATGCTCATCGTGGGGATGAGATGATGACACACTCGATCTCCCCGCGCGTGTACAAGCTCCTGAAGACCAAGACTCTCGAGGCTGGAGACGGTGCCAGGCAGATATCATTCAGCAACGTGCAGGATGTGGGTGACCCGATCAGCATTGAAGAGCTGAATCGTGAAGAATGCATCCGCCTCATCATCGTCAACCTCGCCAGGCTATCGGTCAAACAGGAATGGGACGGGTTACTAGGATGAGAGCTGAGGATCGTAAGCCTTCGAAGAGGGTCTTTCCACTGCTTCAGAACCTCGATCTAGATACGGTGACGTTCGCCCAGGTGCAGAGCGTAGGAGAACCCATCTCTATTGAGGACATGAACGAGCAAGAGATGGTCGACCTGATCATCGTCAATCTAGCCAGGCTATGTGTCAGCGGTGAGTGGTCAGGTCTGCTCGAGGCTGGGGGTGGTGAGCAAGCTTACCAGGTACCCTCTGCGGTCTGTGGACCCACTGGGAACTTCAAGTATTGGAATCTAGCGACCCTGTGGGCCGGTAGTGTCGGAGGGGCGAACGTTGCTCTGAACCTGACCAGTGAGATTCAATTCTTCAATCCCTTCATCGCTGCCCAGACAGCAGCTCCGGTCGGGGTCTCCATCTACGTCAACACAGCTACAACCAGTCAGAATCTATACATCGGATTCTATGAGTCGAGCGATGCTGGATACCCATCAACGATGATGGGGTACGCTACGATCAGCACGGACTCCACCGGAGCGATCCGAGTGACCTCGTTCACCGAGGCTTCTAGTGGAAGTTTGACCTTTGAAAAAGGCGTTCAATACTACTACTCCTATAACAAATCGGGGACTGAGAATCCGGTCCTTATCACCGGAGTCGGTACCGAGTGCGCATCCATAGCGCCGGACAATGTGGTGAGCGCCACTCCCCTTCAAGAGATTGGCATCGAGGGCCAGTCGGCGACGACCTCGGCCCCGGCCGACATCGCCGACACTACAGAGATCGGCGGCACAGGCCAAGGCGGAAACCCCCGCTTGCATGTTTGGATGGATTTCTGATGGAACGGAGATTCACCAACTACGACAAGCAGGGAGTCGCCACGGTGACATACCGCGATGTCGAATGGTCCGAGATTCGGCACCACCGAAACAACCTCCTGAAGCAGTCCGACTGGCGAGCTCTCAAGGATGTCGTCCTTTCTACCGAGTGGAGAGAGCTTAGGGATTCGTTGAGAACGCTCCCCCAACGCTTCGATGATCCGAACGACGCCGCCGATCACTTCCCGAGGGCTCCAGATGCCTGAGCACCACGAGCACGGCGAGGAGAGCTTCCCTGAGCAGGTGAAGCGCCTGGTTGTCGACAACGCCTTTAGTTTCGTTTTGGGCTGGCTCCTGGGGGCGGGCCACATCGCTGCTCTCCTCGGTGACCTGGCTGGTGCGTTCACATGACCAAGCGAAAGCCGGACCAGGTGATCGAGTATCGCATCAGTCTCCAGGACAAGGAGCGCGAAATCCTCGAGTCCGCGATCGGAGCTTACCAGGTCAATCGGATCATGACGCCGATCGTCACCCTGATGAACGACGTGACGGGAATGATTGTTCTCTTGACGCTGGCTGCTTCTCTCGGCTTCACTGGCATAGCATTCGCATACCAGGCGACCTCCCCGACAGAAGACATGCACGTGATACTGACCGATTTCTTTCTTCAACGGGATCAAGCGGCCCTGGCAGCCGGCGTGACCATCGCGGCTCGAGGACCGATATGGGGATTCGTCGACATCTTGGAGCGTGTCTTTGGTACCAACCTTCCTGACTTCGGAGGCGGGTACGAGCCTCCGGCTCCAGCGGCCTCGGAACCAGGCAGAGCCCCAGGCACAGCGACCGGCGGAGTCGAGTGATCAGCCCTCGCAGAGCTCTGGGCGAACTCCGCAGCACAGGCAGACCAGCTCCACCTCGAGGAACTCGTCAGAGAGGCCGGAGTAGTCGATCTCCATGTGTTCGGAAACCTCGAACCACTCGAGCTTCTGGATGTCGTCCTCGTCCTCCTGGGTGAACTGATCCCAACCGGGCCAGGAGTCCAGCTCGATCAGGAGCCACTTGAAGAACTCCCTGGCGCCCATCTTCTTCGCCATCTTCACTCATCTCCTTGAATGTATTCAGAGGTGAAAATCTGTCGCCCCGTCTCAGGGAGATGAATCTTGACAAACCAATCTTGGCGGCACATCGTGCAGTATCGATGCCAGATTAAGTATT